TATTTTCTGTTTTTACGGCTAATTTTTTTGTTCCTTTTTAATTTATGGTAACAAAAACTATATTTAATCATATGAATACCATTACCATATAAATAACATTTGTTTTATGAAATTCAAAAAAGGAACAATTTGTTCCTTTTAGGAACAAAAAGGAACAAAAAGGAACAAAAAAGGAACAAAAAAGGAACAAAAATCACTTAAATATAATGTATACTATTTTATATATGAGTAAATATTACTGTAGCCACTGCGTATATGATGCGAAAGTTAAAGGGAATTATGTCAGACATTTGAAGACAAAAAAACACAAAATGTTAGCCGAAATTAGCCCAAAATTAGCCAAAATTAGCCAAAAATTAGCCATAATTAGCCCAAAATTAGCCGCCGAAGATACCAGAAGTTATGAATGTAAATATTGTGATAAAAATTTTAAACATCACTCGTCCTTGTGTAAACACATCAAATATACATGTAAGAAAAATAAAGATGAAGATTTTCAAGAGCTTGCTCGCCTGTTGAATGAAAAAGATAGACAGCTCGTATTAAAAGATACACAAATGGATAAGCAACTGGCGTTGAGAGACAAAAAGATGGAAATGATGCAGAAACAAATAGACAAATTAACAAACAAACTTCAAATTCAGAATATTAACCAAGGAAATATCCAAAATAATAACAACACTATTAATATTCAAGTTTTGAACCATCAAGATACAGACTATAGTCATCTCACACCAATAGATTATATTAGCTGTATAAAAGACTGTAACAAGTGTGTAAAGACGCTAATAGAAAAGGTCCATTTTAACACCAACAAACCAGAAAATATGAATATATACTTGTCCAATATCAAAGGTAAATATCTTATGGTCTATAAAGACAATTCGTGGCAGATACAAGACAAGAAATTACAGATAGACGACTTGTATGACTATAATGAGTTTGTGTTGGAAAATTGGTATGATGATTACAAAGAAAAATATCCAAGCATTATTGACTCTTTTCAAAAGTATTTACAGAACCGTGATGGAGATGAGGTATTGAATAACATCAAAGAAGAAATACTTGTCATGTTATACAACAAAAGAAAGACAATTGATGGAATCTGAAATGTATTCAAAAATAATATAACATTAGAGTAGATGTTATGAAGATACCTAAATTATATCTTGCTACTTTGTTCAGCATCAAAAATAGCTATTATTATTCAATTACTAAAAACATGAACGGAATAATTCAAATCAATGGTTCATATTCTGCGGTCCACTATGACAAAAATTATGACCCGTTGAGATACGGAACAAAGGCACGAAGAAAAGTCAAATATTCTTACCACAAGAAAGGTCTTATTGAAGACCACCATCTGATACCAAAAGAATTTCACGAACACACTTTAATTCAAAATATTCGCTTTGATGTTGGATGCAGTAACAACATTTATGTTCTACCATCTATCTCTTATAGGGAGAGCATTTACAATAATATAGTTAACAAAGATGAAATTATATATCATACAAGCCATCGCTTGTACAATAGTTTTGTTAAAGAAGAGCTTGCCAATATATGTAAAATAAAAAGTGAAGATGAGCAACAATATGAATTTTTACTATTTTTGGATTATCTAAAATTGTCTTTTGATACAAACGATAGTTACATAAAATCCTTGTTCTCGGAGATATAACATAATTGGAGCTTGATTTTATTCTTGTCTTGTTCTTGATTCATAAAGACAAATAGTTGGAAGAAATGAGCACTATAATTGTCTATATTTTGCAGCACTGTAATATATGTTGTTAGTTTTAAAAATGGTAGATAAACCATGTATTGAAATTTACCATCATACTTCTCCAATTTGTCGAAAACATAACCTTCGTAACTTTGAATAATATTATTTTCTTTGTTGTACAAATATTGCGAATAAATTTTACATTTTGACTGAATTTTTCGTATTGTTCTAGATGAAATATTTATGTATTCGAGTTGTTCTGGAGTTGTCCAAAAGTCGTAGAATCTCTTCGCTTTATCTATGGCATTCTTCTCTAACATATGTTCTAAAAGCGCAATATTATTTATGACGTCAACTATTCTCCTTATAGGTGAAGAAGCTTGTAAATACAAATCGTTTTCTTTTTCTTGATTTTTACACTCATTCAAATAATCATTATTAGTCAAACAATACCTAGAAGAATGTGTTTTGAATTTTGAAATATGATTCAAAATATTTTTTGGGATATTTTGATACATTGAGCCAATACCGTGCTCTTTGGTTTCACTTGTTAGACAATGGTAATGTCTATATATTCCACAATCCTTCGCGTGAAGGTATCTCGCCAAATATTTGTTAAAATGAATCATCAGGTAAGCCACAATATCTTTTGAATTCTGAATTTTTAATATTTCTGATATTTTCTTATAATATTTATTATTTTCAAAAAGGTCTTTGTGGTCGTGTGAGTAATTTTTGCTTATGTACGATAGACACAACTTCAAATTTTGACTTTTGATTTTATTTTTTTCATCATAAAATATCTCTAGCGCATAGCATAATCTCTGGCGTTTTTCATCCAAACTCAGCAAGGTTTCTGTCAAAATTGTTGGAATCATGGGTCGTTTTTTATCCGGCAAATAAATTGTTGAAACACGTTCGGTAAATGAGTCCCACAAATCCAAATATTCCATCACCAACGAAACATTGGAAATGTAAACGGTGATTTTGTGTTCTTGAAAATTATAAGACATTGCGTCATCATGATCATTTGATACATTTGAGTCAAGTGTAAATATAAATTCATCTTTTTTGGTTACTTCTTCAATATTATATTTGATTTGAATATTTTGAATGATTTGTTCTGCGGATTTGTCTTTTAACATCTTTCGCGCAGTTTTTGTGAAGGGTTGTATAGAAACATTAAGCGATTTACAATACAATATATATTCATAATAATTTCCGACATCTTCAATATTACCAAAGTTTTGTAACATAGAACCCCGCGGCATGTTTTCTTCCCAGGACTCATATTTGAATGTAATATAAATCTTTTTTACAGATTTATCAAAACTGTAAGGTATTTTATATGGTATCAAAAAAAATGGTATTCGCTTGTCATCTGGTTTGCATAAATACAACAATTTGTCTTTGTGTTTTCCAAAGCTAATATTTAGTGAAATGACTCCCGGAACATTTTTACACGAACGAACGTGCGAATGAACAATATTGATTTTTCCATCTTTATAATCAAATGTATCATTTGAAAATAATTTTGATGTTTCTACAATTGAATTATTTTCAAATAATGGCACAATTTGAAATGTCTGCGTTTCGACAATTTCATAATCTTGGTAGTTATTGTCTTTGCTAATAAACTTATACATATAACAATATATAGCACTGAATGTTTATATGATTGATGTTAATTATTACAACACAAAGTGTTAGAAGTAAATGATGTTGCCCTCCTCAAAAACGTTGGTCCGTAATCAGTACCATTGTTATTATCGTCAATTAATAACACTCCTCTAAATTGGGTTATTTCTTGGTTCTCGGCGTTTTGTTCTATTTTATTAATGACCATTTCCACCATTTTATCAAAAACACTATCGACACATTCCTTTGAACTTATTTCAAAAAATGGAATATTGTAATGATTTGACAGTTTTACTCCATCTTCATAATCAATTTCTCTTTTATCTTCTAAATCGTTTTTTGTTCCGACAAGAATCAAAACTACATCTTTATTATTTTTTCTTACTTCATCCATCCAGTATAATGAATTGTTAAAAGTATTTTTATTTGTAATATCATAAGCAATGATACATCCACAAATATTGCGATAGTACGAACGAATAATAGAACGGAATCTCTCTTGTCCGGCAGTGTCCCATATTTGTATTTTGATTGAATCAGAAAACTCACAATTTAGATTTTTAACATATTTAGATACAAAATTTACACCAACCGTGCTTTGGTTATCGCTATTGAAATTTCCATTGTAATACTTATATAACATTGTTGTTTTGCCGACACCACAGTCACCCAAAATGATTGTCTTTAAAACAAAACATTTCATTAGATTATAAATACATTAGATTATTTACCAATATATTATTTCATCACATGTGTCGTCTAAATAATTTCCATTATCATCTAACGAAAAGACATCATATAAACAAATACAAGGGACTCTTATTGCGTTCTCATATTTAAGCGATTTCTCAAACACATGACTGGTCTGTTTGAGAAAAGTTTTTGATTTCTTTAACTGAAAATGGATTTCATTCCATCCATTTTTATTTCTTGTCAGAATGATAGAATTTATTATTATAGTCGCGCGAATATTGTTTGGAATATTATACATTACTACTGACATGATATTATCAATAGAAATGTATATAATAGGGTAATCAATTTTATTCATCTTAAAATATTAAATTTTTATTAACTAATAATTTTTTGTTGCGTGATTAGTTCTTGAGCAATATATCCAAGAGCACCGATCATCGCAAGACGACCATTTGAAATCTCAATATTAGACATATTTTCGTCAAACGGGACATACGTATTCAACGACCCAGGTTGAACATTGTCCTTTAGTTCAAATTGTCGTTCAGATGGATTTTTATATAGAACTAGTAGACGCGCTAGTTCAAAAAATGAGATATAACCAAGACCCAACATGTTAAATTCTCCGTGATTTTTACTGAAATAATTGATTGCCAAATCTTGTGGGTCTTCAGTTAAATAATCGATAGATGGTAGCATAACACTCGCAATCATAGCAATCCTCCCGTGGTGGAGTTCGGCTTCTCTTAGATACTTGAGTGTTGATTCATCTGCGTTTTGTGTAATTTGCAAAGGATCAAAAAATCCAAGTGGTTTAATATCTCCGTTGAATGTGAACGTAGTTGTTTTCGGCTTCAACGAGGTCATCGTCGGCAATTTGAATCCGGTGGTACTTTGAACCGCGAATGTTGTCAGAAACACACCAATCACTTTGAAAGTAGAAAACATCATTGACTAATACAATTATACTCTCTCTTGTGTAGAAGCGTTTATATTCATTTTCTTGGTTGTCTTCTTGTCAATGTAAAGAAATATATTGAAAAGTATCAGTCCAAATAGTCCGGTAAAAAACATTTTGCTCTTCATCAACGTTTTCATGAACATTTTATATAGATTGTCGTCATTTTTGAACAGCGATTTAGATAAAAAAAAGACAAAACTAAAAAAATACATCACGATTGTTGTTTTTGATACAAGCGTCCAACCACTCAAACGGTCCAACTTCACCATATTATAAGACCAAACACCTCTTAAGGAGAAATTTATAAAAATCGCACATAGACAAGTCAACAAGAAAATAAAACAATGTGTAGTTTCTTCAAATGAATAATTGTTTATATATATCAACTCACCAAACACTAAGAAGATTATCATAAAATGAGAAAAAAAATTGTAATATGGTAATTGATGTAAACTAAGGCGCTGTTTTGGAAATAAAAAATAGAAATAAAGCGCACTAATTGTCATTGCCAATGGCGCTACCATTTTGAAATACGCTTCTGATTTTTTGTTTACGAGAGCCATGAAGAAATAAAAAAATAACAATATGATGGTGTGATGGGTGATCTGAGAAAAATACCAACATATTTTGTCTACAACTGTATGATCGTGCATAACTTTATCGTAATATTTTCCTTCATTTGGGAAAAAATCTGAAAAATTCTCTTTGCTGTACAAAGCAGACATAAAACTCAGAACAATAGATGAAAACAAAAAAATAGTGCTTACAAAATAAAAAGGAGTGCGCTCATTTATAAAATTTTTTTTTACTACACTTTCAACATCTTCCCGAAAGTTTTTTAAAAATAATACATTTTTGCTATACATTTATTATATTTTTTCTATTGTTATTAAACCTTTTTTTTGAAATAAAACATAAACTTATTAATTAATGACGAATATGAAATTTTCTCAATGCAACAATTTTTCTTTTCTATGTTTTTTATGTAAACTATCCAATTGTTTGGAACGTATACAATAGTTCCTTTCTTGAAGTCTAATCTATGAAAATGTTCATTTTTTTCAATATGGTCTTGTAATTCCTTGCGGTCTAATTGATTAGTTTCAAAATTATCTTTGAACCGAGGGTGAATCAAAAATAACTGGGCGTTTCCATCTCTCGCGAAATAATAATTTACACTTTCTTGGTTTGTATGAATTCCAATTTTCCCGCCAGTTTTGATAGAGTATAAGTTGTCTTTTAAATATGTTTTGATATATGGTTTCAGCAACAATATTTCATTTTCAATCATGTTATACTGTTTGTATTGGTATTTCTTATCATTTTTAATGATTTTATAGTCGCTAACATTCAACGAAGAATTCAAATGACTACCATCAAAATAAAACGGCATTTTCAATAAAATTTCATTATTAATATTCTGGCGCGTTAGTTCCTTGTCATATTCATAAATATTATTATTTTTATTTACCTTATATTCAACGTAAAAGAAGAAATATATTGTGAAAATAAAAAATATAAATAACAGTTCAAGTATCATAATTAATGTAGCAAATTATTTAACTATCCATGTTTTAATGTATTTAAGTTTCAACAATCTCATTCTCATAATTCTTCAACTCTTCTTCTACATTTTTTGGGGTTTCTTCTTTCTCTTCGAACTCTGAATAGTCAAACTCGTCTTCATCGTCCACTTTGGGCGCAATAAAGAATTTTACTTCAAGTAAATCTTTCTCATCTTCTTCATTGGGAAATATTTTTAGAGTAAATGGCGAATCTTCGCTGACATTCACGTTTATTTTTTTAAATACGGAATACAGTTTTGTAACGAGGGACGTATACTTCAATGGAACCTTACACACCATACGAAGTTCTTCTTCCACGATAAGTTCGTCCAATAAATCATCGGTTATTTTTAGCGTATATTTTCCTTCATCTCCTCGCGACCGCATATAGATCGCATCATTAAAATGGACGAGTTCCAGTGTATCACCAAATGCTTGTAGTTCATTAAAATACTGGTCTAGTTTTTTAGTATGAATCGTAAATTCTAAGCTGGGTTCAATCTCTTGAGACCCCATTAAATCGCTATCCAAATCAATAAGGTTGACTTGGAACGACTTTTCAGTTTTGTCTTTTTGTTTGAACATTACATACAAATGTTCGTGTGATGTTTCAAATGTAACAACGCTGTCTAGTGTATGCAAACCCATAATAGTTGTGAGTATTTTAGAATTAAATGAAACTACCTCATTTTCACTTTCATATGACGAAAACCATTCTTTTTTAATCTTTATTTCAAGCAAACTAACATGAGAATCATCCATAATTTGAATAAACAATTCATCTTCTTTGCAGTACATTTTACAATAATTGTTCAAACTTTTAACAACCTTGAACAATTCAATAAGAGTTACAACTTTTCTGTTTTTCTCTAGAGTAAACAACATGGTAGTTGATTTATATTGTTGTTATACTCGGACGAATTTTAAATCAATTTTATTTCAATTAAAGTTAAGTTGTATCAAAATTAAAAGTTAAGTTTTGTAGATTCCTCCCCTTCTTCGTTTAATTCTTGCTCCTCAAATGGTTCTTCTTGCTCCTCAACGTGTTCTTCTTGCTCCTCAACGTGTTCTTCTTGCTCCTCAACAGGTTCTTCTTGTTCCTCAACGGGTTCTTCTTGCTCCTCAACAGGTTCTTCTTGCTCCTCGACGGGTTCTTCTTGGTCCTCGACGGGTTCTTCTTGTTCCTCAACGGGTTCTTCTTGTTCCTCAACGTGTTCTTCTTGCTCCTCAGAGATTTCAATTACATTTTCACCAGTAACATTATTGTTTATACCTTCTAATATATCTATAAGTGTATTATTTTGTATATTCTGTGCTTCTTTACCTTGCTCAACCTCATTATTGATTTTAGTCAAAATCGTAGAAACCTTGTTGATATGTTCAATAATTTGTTCACGCTGCTTGGCTTCATTATTTTGCTCATTTTTTTCATATTTATTGAGCTTCTTTTTCACTTCTACTACCTGTAGATTAGTTTCCATAGAAAATGTTTGTACCTTTAAGATATGTTTTTTTATTTCTTCTAAATTACTGTCAATTGTATCTATTTTTTGTTTGTAGTATTCCAAATTAGTGTCATCTGCTTTTGAATCATTCATTTTATTTTCAATTAATTTTTTCATATCTTCTTCTTGTTGTTCAATTTTAGAATTCAAACTTTCAACAACAGTTTGTAAGTTTTCTATTATTTTATTGTGGGAAAGTAACATCATCGCCGGACTCATTTTAGACTTTTCTTGAAGGGGCGTTTCTTCTCGTATCGAAGCCATATTGTTAGATGCTCTAGAAGATGAGTTTATGGGAACAGATTGATTCGGCTGAGGTTCGGCTCGCCTGCGCCTCGCTGAAGCTAAAGCACGTGCTCCAGACATAATATTTATTCATTACAAATCTTTGTTTAAATTATATTTTTTAGAATATCTGTTTTCATCAAGCATTCATTTTCATGTTGATCTTTTCATGATATTTATAATCTGTTATGACAAAATCGTCAAGTTCATAATCACTAATGTTTGAACGAGAACTTTTAATTTTTAGTTTAGGAAATTCAAATGGTTTTCGTTTTATTTGTTCTTTTAAACTGTCGGCATGTTCTTCATAAATGTGTGTATTTCCCAAATAATAAATGAATTCATATGGTTCCAAATCACAATGTTTGGCAACTAAGCACGTGAGTGCGGAATAAGACAAAATATTGAACGGCACCCCTAACCCAACATCACCACTTCTCTGATAAAGTGTACACGATAACTTATTTGTTCTGGTAACATGAAATTGAAACATAACATGACAAGGTGGAAGAGCCATTTTGTCTATTTGACAAGGATTCCACGCGCTAACAACATGCCTGCGCGAATATCTTTTCACCGGGTCTTTTAGGTCGTCAATGACACTCTGCAACTGGTCTACTCCTTGTCCACTGTAGTTTTCATGGCAATCTGTGTAGTCTGCATTGAAAAATCTCCACTGATGTCCATAAACAGGTCCTAAATCTCCTTCGCTATAATTAAGACCACGCGATTCCAAGAATTCTTTACTTGCGTTTGCGTTCCATATATTAACACCTTGCTCTTTCAGAGATTCATTATTTGTATCTCCGCGAACGAACCACAACAACTCTTTAAGACACGTTTTCACAGCAACCTTTTTAGTGGTTAGTATAGGGATAGTATTATTTTCAAGTGAGAAATACATCGCACTTCCAATATTACAATACGTGTTTCCATTTCTACCAGTTTCAATGTTTTCCTCTTGTAATAGTTCGTTTATCAAACTTAAGTATTGTTCTTCAGGATGGATATTTTGTTTTTGTATTATATTTTTCAACATTGTCTTCTAATGATTACTAGAAAACTGTTTTTAAATATATTTTTATTCTCTGCTTATATTAATTATGACCGAATACAGTGAGACCGACGAAAACGATGAGTTTGGAACGAGTTTGAATGAACAAATCGGTGGTGGTGATAGTAGTAAATCTTTCATAGACTACATTACATCATTTTCTTCAAGTGAAAAGGCGCAAATGATGAACATTGTTCAATATTGTGGTATTTTGGTGATTCCACTACTCGCAGTGTTGAAAATGATGAAAATTTACATGCCTATTAACAACCCTCTCAAACCAACAAGCGAACTCGTGTTCGAAGTGATCGTTCAATTGATTGTTATATTGGTCTCCTTCTTTTTAATACACAAGTTTGTTTTATATTTCCCCACATATTCAGAGGTGAAATACGAGAACTTTAGTCTACTTTCTGGAATGCTACCCCTTTTATTTTTAATGTTTACTTTAGATACAAAGATTAGCGAGAAATTGAACGTTTTATTTGATCGTTTGTTGTCAATGATTGGTTTAATTAAAGAACCATTTGACGAAGAAGAAAAAGAGGACGAAGTCAAAGAGAAAAGTAATAAACATGTAAATAGTGCGAATCAATCTCATAACACACAACCACAAATGCAAACAACCTCGATTGAAGAATTGTCGGGAATATCAAGTTCAACGTCTGGTGGCTTACAAGGAAACGGATTTGAAGGATTTGAACCCCTCCCAGCGAATTTTTAAATATTTGAAAAATGGTTTATATATAACTAACCTCTATAGTTATATATGAATGAAGATAGTAATAAAAAGACAAATGAAAACATCGATCATACAATGGAAGAGATTGTTCAAGAACTAGACAACAAAAATCTACTACATTTGAATAGTAGTAAAATTAAAGAAATGAAAAATAATATCCTTCAAAAATTGTATTTATCGAGAGAAGAACTATTAAAATATCACAAAGTTCTAAGTAAATACAGATATGTGGACGAAATGGACGAAATAAAAATTGGTTCGTATATACGGTGGTTCAATCTGAAGAATATTGAAAAACTGAAACTGACAAATGGAGGCATTTTAATTGATGTACAGCCCGGAATAGATGATATAAACTTGATATGCAAAAATAATCGTAATCGCCTTTTTACACTGAGTTTAAACAAATCAATTGTCTTTCAACGAATCAATTATCAGGAAGAACTCTTGATCAAAATTGTAGATTATATTCAGAAGTGATAGTGAAAGACAACATTTCTAGTTTGTTTTGTAAGAAAACATTTTTTATGTTTTATATACATTTTTGATGTATTACCGTGGATACACTTATTGTTGGGAGATATCATCTTTTTCCTATGCAGTATAGATAAAAAATGTTTGTAGTTGTCGTTTATATCACAATTTGTTTTACACAATGATTTAAGCATCAACTTCAGCGCTTTTTTTTTAATTTTGTGTATAGTTTTCGGAATATTTTGATTGTGGTATTTCAAGAATTCTTTATTCTCATTTATAGTCAAAATTTTAGACATGGTTAAATTGTCTTTAATATATAAATATAAAAATTTATTATGAAAAAATTAATCATAATAGATTTTGATAATACCATAGGGTATTTTTCACAGGTCGTTTACCTGATTAATATTATAGAAAAAACATATTCTCGTAAAATGACTCAAGACGACATAAACACCTTATTGAGAATATATAGTAATTCATTTCGTCCTAAGATATTTGAAATACTCAAATTTATATATGAACTAAAAGTGAAAAATATTATTCACGCTCTTATTTTGTACACAAGAAATAAAAACGAACGTTTTGTAAAAATGGTTTTGGTTTTCATTGAAGAGTATATTTTACAACAAGCATACAATGAAAAAGAAATGTATATGTTTGATGATATTGTATTTTCAGAAACAAAAACAAAACAACTAGAACCGCTGTTAAAAATGAAAAATATGTCTTATAATGACGAGGATTTGCGTTTATGTTTCATAGACAATATGAATTACAATTACGAAGAACAACGTGTGTCAAATATTACAGTTTTTTTTATTGAATGCGATAACTACAAATTTTATTATACGCCCGAAGAAATAGCGCGAAATATGGATTATGAAATCTACAGCAAACTAAATAAGAAAATCATGTATAAATACTTGAAAAATATTTACAAAAACAAAAAGGTTATGAGAAATATTCCCTTTAAAATACACACACTAAACTCCCTTTACATTTTTAATTTATTGAACAATTTTTGTTTTCTTACAAAATGTTAGAAGTTTCATAAAATCACTTTTTGCTTTTGTAGACATCTAATGTTCTTGCGCTAGCATCAGCAACACCCTTGATAAATTTTGGCATCCAAAAATAAGGTATCAAATTATCACATTTATTATAATATTTGCTGAATATTACTCTGTAATATTCTTGTTCACAGCTTTCCGGCTTATTATGATGATAGTAGTTACTCATTGTTATATTTGTGACATTTTCACTATCTTGAACAATTTGATACCACGCCCTTTTCTTACTACTAACTCCATCACTGAAAGCTTCTTTTTTTCTCCACAAAACCTCTTTTGGAAGTAGCCCCGGACAGTAAATTTCAAATGATTTGCGAATCAAATATTTTTCACAATTACCAAAATGATTGTGATTCCGATATTCAATTGGGATGCTAATATAAAACTTTGTAAATTCTTTATCTAAAAATGGGGTTCTAGGTTCTAATCCATGACTTGAAATAGATTTATCTGAACGCAATACATCAAACATGCTAATATTTGAAAGCAGCCGCAGTGTTTCGTTATGAAACTCATTGTCATCGGGCGCACAATGAAAATACATATAACCGCCCATAAGTTCATCTGCGCCATCTCCATTAAATATGACCTTCGCATTACTATGTTCTTTAATATATTTCGCCACGTTCCAATTTCCTACACTAGCACGAACCGTAGTCGTATCATAACTTTCTATATCGCAAATAACATTTTCAATTGATGCTATGAAATCTTCTTCAGATGCCAAAATGGTCGTGTGATTACTTTGAATGTGCTCTCCGACCATTTTTGAATATTTCAAATCAACGCCCCCCTCTAGACCAATGCTATATGTTTCCAATTTTACCCCCGTTTTTTTATAATACTCTTGACACACGAGCGCTGAAATAATACTACTATCAAGACCGCCGGATAGTAGAGAAGCAACCTCTCGTTCGCAATTGTCGACGCGTTTCCTCACAGCCTCCTTTAATTTTTGTACAATTTGAAACATGTAATATTCAACTGGCTTTTGATATTCATTCATGTACGAAATATTGAAAAAATACCGTTCTTGAAGGGTTCGCGTGTATTTACCTAGTTTTTGTTCATAAACACAATACGTTCCAGGTTCATATTGGCGTATATGTGAAATATTCTTATCAAACAAAAGCGGCATCAAATCAGACGCAAATCCGATATTTCCGTTCTCGTAGTGACAAATATACAACGGTCGGACTCCATACGGATCGCGCCCTATTATCACCTTATTTTGAGAAGAATCGTAAATAACAAAAGAAAACACACCATCAAGCAAATTGACAAAGGTTGGACCCATGATTTTATATAGTCCAGCTATCACTTCGCAGTCACTATTTGTCTTCACATTCAATTTAAACTGTTGGATTAACTTTTTATAATTATAAATTTCTCCATTGCACATCATGATACAAGATTCCGTTTTTATCGGTTGATTTGATACTTCGTCTAACCCATTGATACAAAGGCGATGAAAACCCCAAATAATCTGTGGAGTTATATTTTTAATAGTTGAATATTCTGGGCCTCGTTTTTTACCAAACTTGAAGTGCTCGCCAATTTTATATTTGTCTTTTGTATCATTTTCTATATTATAAGATTCCTTCAAAAGAAGTCCGAGAATTCCACACATTTGCGTTTCTTGTTAATAGTATTTTGCTTGTATTTAATTTATTTTAGTATATTATAAATGACTAAAAGACACTTGTGTAATTACGATTACGACAATGAATTGAATCTCAAGATCAACAGCCGACATTTCCCGTCTAACAGACTCCAACCAAATTTTGATCCACGTCCACTTTCGACAAAGTATTCGCTAGTAAATTTTCCAGTAGCGAATGATTATATTTCAGAAGACTCTGAACAACTTTTGTCTTACGATAGATACGATAATCGTGAAATATTTTATCCAGGAAACTCAAGAGCGCCAATCAGTCATTTTTTAGATAATATTGACACTGATTCTATGCTGAAAAATCAGGACCGTCATCTTACGAAAGCTGATGGACCAAATTACACACCCAAAACAAATTCCGACCTCTTCTTGGAAAAAAAATACAACGACAACCGTTTACCAAATATGTACGTTCTACCACACAAAGTTAAAGGGACAAATAACCAGAAATGTAATCTAGCACCAAATACATTTTTCAATCATACAAGGCACAACGTGAAAAACTTGTAACTTTTTTTAATGTTGAGATATATTAATCTATGGAAAACGTTTTCTCTAAACAAATGAAAAAGAACAAAAGTAAGAAAAATTTTACATCTTTAAAATGCCATCCGAAGAATAAAAGTTTTAAAAAATCTAGTTGCCTAGATTTGAATACGTTACTAATGTTAAAACAATTTTGGAACAAACGACATCCGGACCGCAAAATCAAAACAAGAAAAAAAGAGAATATGTGGACTGAAATTAAAAACAGTATGTCTGATGGTTGTAATCATGAAATGTGTTGGATTGATAGCGTGGTTCCTAATATGAAAACAAAAAATAGGCTCAAAAATGAACTATTTGTTCCAAAAATGCCAGAATCTTGGAAATCAAATTCAACTGAGTGGTTATCCAGCGTTGAAATATCGGATGTTCTCAAACAATATGAAGAAAAATATGACGATTTTCTCTTTTTAGGTCCATCGCCAATTGATTTTGACAGTGCAAACATAGTGGATACGAACAACAATGATGTATGTGTGTGGCCCGAACTATGCAATTTTAATTTAAAAGCCCATGTCGCAAATAAAATCAAGAGAATCGGTATGGTATTCAATACTGACAAGCATTATCAAGATGGATCGCACTGGGTATCTATGTTTTTAGATATTCCGTCTGAAAAACTCTTTTATTTTGATTCAGCAGGAAATGGTCCACCCAAAGAAATTAGGGCTCTTTGTGAAAAAATTAAAAATCAGGCAATACAAATGAATATGAAATTAAATGTGGATAATAACGACGGAAAACAACACCAAATTCAAAACACCGAATGTGGAATGTACTGTTTATATTTCATTATTTCATTATTGACGAAAAAACACAATGTCAACTATTTTAAAAAGAAGACTATACGCGATAATTTAGTTAAACAATTTAGAACTATTTATTTTAATAAAGTATAATGAACAAAGACGCATATGATAATTTTATGACCTCGTTCAAAAAAAGTATGTGGGACTTGTGTGCTCAAGAAAATATATTTACAAACCTAGATAGTTCTGATTTCGAAAAGGTTAAATCTATTTTTGAAACAAATATTGAAAACTTTAAAACTCATATTTTACAGACCAATGGAGATAACAATATACGAAAAGTAATTATTACAAACATCAAAAAAGACATAGAAAATAGTAAACAAACCGTTGAAACGCGAGAAGATATTTCAAATATGAAAAAACAGCAATTCAATAATGACTTTCAGAAGAAACAAACAGAATTTAGTTCACTTTTGGATAACAAGAAGCCGGAAGATCTTGATTTCAGCGATAATGCACAAGATGGTCCACTTGAAGCGGAAAACTTAGAAGCATTAATTCAAGAACAGTTGAAAGATCGTGAGTTACACATACCAACACCGTCTGATGAAACCAACTCTGTAGTTTCTGGAAATAAATTTACAGAAAATGAAAATAATAGTCAACAATTTGCGGAACAAATTAAATCATCTGTTCTTGAAGAATCGTCATTAGAATTATTAATCAAAGGAAATGAAATTTTATCTTCTGAAATTTCAAAATTGAGGCAACAAGTTAACTCTCAAAACGATGCTATTAATAAAATTTTGACTTCTCAAATACTAATATTGAAAAAATTAAAATAATTTATTATACTATATAAAATGAATAAGTTTAAGGCAAATGCTAGGATATTGCTTGTTATTATTGTATCAGCATTTATCGTAATCCCCATTGCTGCTGTTTTGTTAAATAAAATATTTGGTCTTCATGAAGGTATGGAAGATTATGATATGTCAGGCAAAAATGTAAAAATGGATGCCGCGAAATTCAAAAGTCCAACGAATGGAAAAATTTATTTTGGTTATTGTCTTGGCGGAGATATTAAATGTATGAATGAAGACTATGAACTTGTTAAACGCGGAAAGTATACGGATAAAAACGGTAAAAAACATCAAATTTACGATGCAAACTGCGAATGTCCTGAGAAAAAAGAAGATGAACAAGGCCGTTTTGTTTGTCCTCAAACCCAAGATCCTCGTGTGAAATGTGATGGTAGAAATGTAATAAAAGATACAGGCATTTCCCTCCCTAGTAAAGAATATAATAAAAGGACAAATTTAATATTGAGTGATAAGAATCCTGACAATTTTTTACCATGGGATATATCAACAAATGGATACGTATATTTATACAATGAAGAGGATAATATATATGCTTCCTTTTCTGCTTGTCACCTATACGGAGACTGCCCAGATGAAGATAAAAAAAAATCTAAAAAGTCCAAAATGAAATGTCTTGCTGACAATGGCGCCAAACCGGGAGATCCGCTGTGCTGCGGACAAGACGGTGTCTTACAAGATACAAAGTATAACTGCCCGTCGGAATATCCTCATTGCATTGGATACAAATGTGGCGAAACATGGGGAAAATGCTCCACAACTGAAGAATAATCGCCAAGCTCACGATGAATCTCCTGAGCCATGTATTATTCTGATGTATTCATCATAATCTATAATATCACTAGTCGCCACTTCAGACATACAGTTTGTGGTTTTTTCACATATTTTTTGACAAACAAAGCGGGTATTTTTTCTATTTACATTTTGCAGTTCATTTGTTTTTTCGCGAATAAAAGTAACTGCGGAAGATAGTCTCTCCTTGTCAACAATATCAATCAACAAAAAATTGTTCTTGTCAAATATGAAACATTTCACAATTTGTATAGTATTTATAAATGATTTTAAATATATATTTGTCAATTTAATGTCATATAATACATTTCCATAAGTTGTATTGATTATTGTATTTGAAAATAATTTGAATGATATTTGATTCATCTACATCTACAATTTTCGCATTATACATGCGACCACTGAAGTTCAGAATATTAGTATTTTGAAGTGTTTTTTCTTCAAGTGAGTCAGAACGGATGCGTTTGTCATCTTCAACCCTCGTATCCGGATGGACCGAGATCGACGAGTTGCTAAATTTTGGTGAAAACCGGAAGTATGATGATTTACTCATATAATTTTAATTCTTTATAACTCTTAAATAGATTTAAAATTATATATTAGGTATTAAATAAAGCAACTAATCATCTAGTTTCAAAAGGTAATTGTCATTTTTCATTTTTTCAAGTAATCCCAAGCGCGTTTTGTCTTTCAAATCAAAAGCGACTGGAGGCGTTTGTGTAAAGTCGACACCAACATTCTTTTTCAACCCTCCCTTTCCATCAACCGTCACATATATTTTCTTTAAAACTACTGGTTTTTCTTTTTTGTCAATATACTCACCCCTTTCATTGTCCGCATTCACATTAGTTTTTGTTTTACGAACCTTGACATTTTCATATGGGTCGTCTTTGTAGTCCAAATTTGTTTTTAAAGTTTTGTGAGGATTAATGCCGGACTTAGGAAGAGGAAATGACAAACATTTCTCTTTTTCTTCGTGATTGAAAATACAATCAATGGACGCTTCTTTCATGGCTCTTAAAAAGTGCTGCATCAGCTTCTTCTTGCGTTTCATTATTCTCAATAATTTTTCATCCGTCGTGATAACGCTACCATCTTCGTCAGTATCCACATTGATAAGTTGAGTATATAATGTTTCTTTTTCTTTCAAAAGTTGTTTATTATATGAAAGTAGATACATAAACACAGTTACATTTTGCAACTCCTCCGGCAAGTCTTTATGACTACAAATGCGCTTGGCGCGACCAATAACCTGATCAATGCGCACAGGGTGCCAATATGGTTCGGTTATGTGAACGTAACGAACATTTTTTAGGTCTATCCCTTCTGCGCCAGAAGAGGAAATCATCAATAAATGTATCACTTCTCCATACATATTTGTCATATCATCGGCAACATTATTAAAAAAGTATTTTCTTATATCTTTTCGAATGTTCGCAGGTATCTTTTTGAAATTTCCGTTATAAATATTTCTGATAATTTCCTTTTCCTCTTCACCCTCCTTTCCGGTGTAAAGCGCATAAAATTTACGCCCCTTCAGAGTTGTGAACCGATCATCTGGGGTTTCTTCTTCTGGACCAGACTCAAAACTACTATTGTAGTAAAATGCGTTGCCAATATCCATCTTGTATTCAATATTACCCATTTCATCTGTGTTTTTGGTAATTTTGAACTCGCTGTACCCATAATATTCCAGTAATATTTTGAAAATGCCAATACCTTCTAGTGTTCTGAAATTACTATACATCAATTGTAAGCCGTTATTTTCTGTATTCAAAATATTTTTCAACATCTTGTAGAATTTCGGACTGTATAATGTTAGGTCACTTTCTCGGTCGGCTTCATATTCAGGGTCAACTTCTATCTTCATTGATTTGGTTTTAATGACCTTTTCAATGTCGCTATCAAAATATTTGTATGCATTGTTGGTTAGTTCGCCCAAAAGAAACTCCACCTTTTTGGCAAATTCGGCGCGTTTTTTTTTGTTGACTTTCACACCATAATTTTCTATGTCTTGTGTGTCATATTTACCATCATTCATTGTCAACATCTCTTGAGCTGTTAGAATCTCTAATTGGTCTTCTTCCAAGTCTTCTATTTTATTAATATTCATAACTGGACGATTTAGTTTTTCTTCTATATCTGATAGTTCATCTTTGGTTTGTTCGCCCCCCGAAGAAAAGCGATCAATCTTTGATGGAAATACAAAATTGCAGGCAGCTCTTGAAAATATTTTGTACGAACCAGATTGTCCGTCTTTGTCGTCATTTTTTTTCTTTTCTTTTTTCATTTTAGTGTCAAGAGCCCGTTCAATTGCCCGAGCAATATCATAGTGTTTCATTACATTTTCGGTCATTTCAACATATTCAATAAATATATCATCCTCATTTCCCGATGGAACTATTGTAGGCATCAACTCTTTTTTGTCTCCCACATAGGAAACTAATCCGGCGATTTTAGTTTGAAAATATTGTTTGTTTTTTAGTCCATTTCCATCTTTATCAATGAATATGTTATCAAAAGATTCTTTTGTATCCGGAAATTTTTTTTGTCCTATTATCATTTCATTTCTTGGATCATCCAATCCAAGAATTTCATATCCGGCTTGTTGAAGTAGTTCTAATACTTGATCTTTGAAGTCTTTTATGTTTGTCTTTTCTTCTGGCGCATATTTTAATTTACCGGATGGTTCATTCACAAATCCGTAAGGGTTTTTCATTACTTTTAAAGTGTTTGTATTATCCAAATATGTAATATAATCAATGTTTTCTAATTTGCTCAGAGCCTTTTTGAATTCTTTAATGTCCATCATTTTCTTGTTATCATGAACGCATCTCATCTGAATAATGTGATTACAACCGCTCACTAAATTAAAGAGAACCCCTAATTCATTCGGATAATTAATAAGTGGAGTTCCGGTTAACATAACAACATTGCAATTGTCGGCTGTAATGATTTTCTTGTAAATTTCAACCGACACTGAAGTTCCTTTTACATTCAGTTTATTTACTATTCGGGAGACAAAATTATGAGCTTCGTCTACGATAATAACGCTGTTATCAAACGGATTGTAGTTTTCATCAGTATTGTATTTGGTCTTCCATGCGTCCATGGTGATACCGTTGTAACTAATGAAGTGAAATCGCGCTTTAATCATTTCATTTATCTGTTCACTCAATACTTTCTTATCTATTTTCACAAAATCATTGTCGCTTTTTGGTGTTTTTCTCTGCAAGTAAACGCCATTTTTCTTATCCAGATATTTTTTGATTGGCAATTTTGTCAGTCTGTGAACTCGTTTTATAAACTCGCTTCTAGTCCCGTCAGTTGGATATTTCACATATTCCCATTCATCATCTTCTTGGAAAAATGTGCTACCACAAAACTTTAATTGAGAAATATAATTCTTTCTTAGAGAAGCGGGAGTCAAAATAAATATTTTTCGTTTTGTTGTTTTCATTGCCTCGATGACACCTATAGACGTGCATGTTTTACCCGAACCCAATCCATGATACAATACCAACCCTCTATATGGACTATAAGAATTTAAATATTGTTTCACAAGCTCTTGGTGTATCAGTGGATCAAAACCAGTCGCATTGGTGGTATCATCGCACGAACCTTCTTCGCCAAGCAATTTTCCCGAAATATTCAAATATTCAGTCAATTTATCGCGAATTTCGCTGACAAATGACATTTTATTATTCAAAACATACGATTGTGGTATTGGCACTTTGAATATTGTTTCATCTTCAACATATTGTTTGTAATTATTTGAAAACTCAAATATACTTTCATGATTGTTATTTGTCAAGTCATCTACATTTTGCACAATAGTTTTTGGTTTGATTTCGCGCGTTTTCTTAGATATTACCAAATCTGATACATCTTTTTTCTTTTTCTCGTCTTGAATTGTAGTTGAGATGCTCATTTTTTGTTTTTGCTTAATCGCCTTTATTTCCGAATCACCCATTTGAGTTAAGATAACAGTTTGCTCACTTTTTTTGGCATAACCCAAGTATTTAAAATTTCGCAAATTAATGTTTTTTTGAAGTAATGTCAAAAACTGAAGGAGTTTATCATTATTATTTTCTGTAAATTTCTTTTTTATTTCAATTTTGATATTCAATAAATGGGTTTTCTTCGTTGATGGTTTTTTGACCTGTTTTAAGAACTCCATCTATTTTAATAATATATATAAATATTATTCATATGCTTGTATCAATTCAATTGCTTTTTGACAAGCGACTTGTTCGGCCTTCTTCTTAATCTTGTGTGATGCCTTACTGAAAAAAATGAGGTTACAATTCTGAGTTTTTATATTTTGAAATGTTTCAAATTTCTTAAAATCTACTGCTTCTTCAATATTAACATTATGAATATTTACATTTCCCAAACATAAATAAACGCCCATCGTATATTTTTGGTCTTCGTCTATATTCAATACATAATATTCGGGTGTGGTTTTGAACTCTTTCTGTATCATAACCTGGAAAATATTCTTATAGTTGTTGTCATTCTCTAACAAGTCATTCCAGTCTACCAACTGCTCAAATATTGATTCAATAAATATTTGACAAACTTGGAAACCTACACCACAATTTAAATAATTATTTAAGTAACCGTTATTATCAGACAAAATCATGTTATTTGCGTCTAAAAAAAGCGCACCTAAAAACGATTCGAAAAGGCATCCTAATTTTTTGTAATTGAACCTTGTCTTTTTTTCTTCGGCATTTTTAGACATCAGATAGTAATCATGAAGTCCCATTTTGTAAGCTAAATACCCAATATGGTCATTTTTCACCAACGCTATTTTTTTTTCGGTCATGAATCCCTCGTCTTGTTCTGGAAATCGTTTGTATAAATAAAATTTTGTCACATTTTCCAAAATACCATCTCCTAAAAATTCCAGACGTTCGTTTGATTGCGAACATAGATCAACGCAACTGGGAGGTTTTATTGCCAGCGTCATATCTTCATTCATCTTCGTCGGTCTTACATATGATTTATGAACAAATGCTCTTTTGAAAATATCAAAATTTTGTAAATTATAGTGGACGTTGTATTTATTCAAGATACATTGCAAACAATCATATGTAAGCTCTTTATTTTTATTGTTAAATGGATTATAAATCAATTCTTCAGATTCAGACTTCATTTATTTTTATTGTATTATTAATTTTAAATATATTTTACTATATAATTAATATATAGTATGAGTTCATTAATTAAACTCTATCAAATTGAAGGTGGACCAGCACTTAAATATAAAGTCAAATCAATTGAAAATATGTTGGAAAATGGCGATTTTACGGTAAATGAAATGAACGCTAAAAATGGTGTCATTCAAAATAATTTGATGGTTGGTTACACGGACAATACAACAGATTTGTGCGATAATTTGGTGATGGAAGTTTCTGGGAGCACGTTGTTTCATAACCAAGTACAAATACTTGGTGATACCATATTTGGTGAAAAGTCGTCAAACGCAGAAGATGTATCGAATAATGACACAAACCTGTTTGTTTATGGTGATCTTAGAATTATGGATGGTGGAAATATCATTATTGAAGACGTATGTAATACAACTATAACAGATCTTCGCACAGAAGTAAGAATAACAGATTCGTTAGATATTTCAAATGACGGTACAAGTGTGGCGATGACTGTTAGACAAATAGAGACCGCAACCCACGATATTGCGCATTTTGTTGATGGAAATGATGTTGTTTTTACAATCGGGGCGGGTGGAAAAACATACATCGGTGGTGATGTGTCCATGGATTCTTCACTAGAGATTTCGAATAATCTGATTGTCCATGCCAATCTTTTGGTAGACGAAGACGCGTCATTCGGCAGCCATTTACAAGTAGTTGGCGATGTTTCTATGGAATCTTCTTTGGAAATCTCAAACAATCTGATTGTTCATAATGAAATGATTGTGGATAAAGACGCGTCATTCGGCAGCCATTTACAAGTAGTTGGCGATGTTTCCATGGAATCTTCTTTGGAAATCTCGAACAATCTGATAGTTCATACAGATCTATTTGTGGATAAAGATGTGTCATTCGGTAGCCATTTACAAGTGGTCAGCGATGTTTCTATGGAATCTTCTTTGGAAATCTCAAACAATCTGATAGTTCATAATGAAATGTTTGTGGATAAAGATGTGTCATTTGGTGGTCATTTACAAGTGGTCAGCGATGTTTCTATGGAATCTTCTTTGGAAATCTCAAACAATCTGATAGTTCATAATGAAATGATTGTGGATAAAGACGCGTCATTCGGTAGCCATTTACAAGTGGTCAGCGATGTTTCTATGGAATCTTCTTTGGAAATCTCAAACAATCTGATAGTTCATAATGAAATGATTGTGGATAAAGACGCGTCATTCGGTAGCCATTTACAAGTGGTCAGCGATGTTTCTATGGAATCTTCTTTGGAAATCTCAAACAATCTGATAGTTCATAATGAAATGTTTGTGGATAAAGACGCGTCATTCGGTAGCCATTTACAAGTGGTCAGCGATGTTTCAATGGAATCTTCTTTGGAAATCTCAAACAATCTGATAGTTCATAATGAAATGATTGTGGATAAAGACGCGTCATTCGGTAGCCATTTACAAGTAGTTGGCGATGTTTCAATGGAATCATCTTTGGAAATCTCAAACAATCTGATAGTTCATAATGAAATGTTTGTGGATAAAGATGTGTCATTTGGTGGCCATTTACAAGTAGTTGGCGATGTTTCAATGGAGTCTTCTTTAGAAATCTCAAACAATCTGATTGTTCATAATGAAATGATTGTGGATAAAGACGCGTCATTCGGTAGCCATTTACAAGTGGTCAGCGATGTTTCTATGGAATCTTCTTTGGAAATCTCAAACAATCTGATAGTTCATAATGAAATGTTTGTGGATAAAGATGTGTCATTTGGTGGTCATTTACAAGTGGTCAGCGATGTTTCTATGGAATCTTCTTTGGAAATCTCAAACAATCTGATAGTTCATAATGAAATGATTGTGGATAAAGACGCGTCATTCGGTAGCCATTTACAAGTGGTCAGCGATGTTTCTATGGAATCTTCTTTGGAAATCTCAAACAATCTGATAGTTCATAATGAAATGATTGTGGATAAAGACGCGTCATTCGGTAGCCATTTACAAGTGGTCAGCGATGTTTCTATGGAATCTTCTTTGGAAATCTCAAACAATCTGATAGTTCATAATGAAATGTTTGTGGATAAAGA